CCTCACGGCTCCCCATCTGCCTATGCACGCATAGGCATCTCTCCACTTAGCATCCTAGCAGAAGCGAGGACACCCGATGACTTCACGGACCCGTACCCGAGGTTTGCTTTCGGGAGGTACTCAGAACTTCAAGACGACCACCTTTGGTGGCTCCGTCACGAATCAAGAGTTAACCTCCCGTGGGCTTATTATTGGGGAGTCTCAAACGACCACTGACGTGGTCACTCCCAATTTTCGTACACGTATTGAACGTGGCGAAATTATCAATAATCCCTTCGAGTCTTGGACTGTGAACCAAACGGAGACGTTCTCTGGCCACGCAATCAGGCGGACATCCGGGTCGGGTAGCACCATTCGTGACTACGAATGGTCAAAAGGCTACTCGATACCGGAGCCGAGGACTGATTGGTGGGTTGACATCCACAAAAACCTTGTGGAAGCGTCAACCGAGGCGGCAGCCGGCGTCGAAAAGACGACGGTCGATGGTGACACTGAGTTAGGCGAAGCGCGTGAAACTATTGAAATGTTTCACCTTCGTAACTACGATCTCCGGCAGCAGATCGATAGGGAGATAAAGTATGCCCTTAAAAAGGGATACAAGTTTCCCGCTCGTTCGGCTATACCGGTGAAAGTATTGGCGAATAACTGGCTCATGTACCGATATGGTATAGGCCCGTTGCTCCGCCTACTCAATGACACTCTCGTGGTGGGAAGTAGGATCAGGACTCGTCGCGAGACATCTCGTGGCGGAAGTCTTGCCGGTGGCACTGACTCACAGACCTATCCGGTTATTTCCGGGTCGTTCCATGATGTCACCCACACTGTAAGCAAATCCTGGGAATCCAGTATTCGTGCAGGTATCCTGTATGAGTACTGGGGATCTTTTGGAAATGCTTATGGCTTAAACGTGGAAAATATCAGTAGCGCTGCCTGGGAATTAATTCCCTACAGCTTCGTTGCTGATTGGTTTGCCAACACGGGTAGTTATATCCGCGCGCTAACCCCACGTTTTCGGACTGTCCGGCGTGCAACTTGGGTCGGTTACCACACGAAGCTATTCTACTCTAGCTATACAAGCCTGAGTAGTCTAAAGCCCGCGGGGTATACCGTCGTCAAGAATCAGTCTGGTGCATTCGTGCACAAGATTGAAGGTCGCAAGCGTGTGCCACAGATTCTTGGTCCTGAATGGTACATTCGTGAGAATGCCATATCGCAAATCATTGATTCGCGACGGATAGTGGATGCTTTCGCACTCACCACCCAGCAGTTCTTCAAGCTAATGTGTCGCAGCCGGTAGGGAAGCCTACCTTGCTTGCATTTCTCCACAACTATCGTTGAGAAGAGAGTAAACTGTGACTGTTACAGTCAACACGAAGGCTTACGCCTTCGATACCAACGTCACGCCTGACTGTGGGCGCCATACCGGTCCGTCGAATACGTTCGAGGCCAAGGATTACCTTGACCTTAAGCGTACTGCGCCGAAGCCGAATGGTACCTTCCGGGGCGTGTCTCGAGCAAGCGCTAAGTTTGTTCGTACGGTAACCTTGGACGATTCGACCAAGGCTGATGCGATTGTCGAAGCAACCTTCTCTATCCCAGTCGGGATGAGCCAGGCCAACATCGACAGCATCCGTGACGATCTTGGAGACCTCTTGGTCTCCACGAACGGCTCCGACCTTGTTTACAAGCACGATATCTGCCAGTGAGGAAGCCAGGTATGAAAAACATACCTGTCAACCGATGGACTATTCTAGTCGTCCTGGTCATTACAGCGTTGGGAGGCGGGGACTTAGTCACCCGTCTTCTTTCCGCGGTCATGGCTTTGGGCGGTGCGAATGCTCCAGCTGTCTGATAGCGTACTTGGAGCTCAAACTTGAACTCCTTCGGGAGATCAGGGATGAGCTGGCAAGTTCGGCCTTGTGCTAACCTAATGCCTGTTCACAGCCATGTGCACAGGTCCTTCCATTTGTAGAAAGGAGACATTAATATGTCACGTAAGAGGGTCTTTGTGGCCTCCTTAGTTCTCGACCTTGACCTTGGGCTTGTGTTTACGCCTATCCGCTTCAACTACGTTCGTAGTATGGAGATGGTGGACCGTATGCACAACTTTGGGGACTTCGGTCTTGTTTCTAAGGCTCGATTCCTCGTTGTGTTTCACGACACAATGTCCAACACGGCTGACATTCCTTGCCCTATGTACCGTAAGGTAAATGGGGTGTGGGAGTTTGACCCGTTGGTCGTTAGCGTAGTTGCGGAACCCTTCATCGGGTCTCGCCGCTTGCTAGCGGAGGAATATCGATCTTACGACGCCAGAGAGGGGAACTCGGTAAAACGAGGTCCCTGCCTTGTTAACTGGTGGGCCAAGGAGTCTGTGGTAAATCGAAGCGTCCCTGTCCGGGTACGCAACGGTAAACCTCCGACCGATTGGCTTGCCAGCTATGATGAGGCGTTCCGGCGTTGGTTAGCATGACTTGGAGTATTTCCCATGAGCAAGAGGATCGCGATGAAACTCCTGCCCGAGAACTCCGAGCTTTATGCTCAGGTTCTGGGAATCCAAGTCAACCGTGCCCGCGAAATCCTTGGACCCGATTCCAGTGGTGTTCTCTCATCGCTCGAAGGAGCGGTGCGAGCTCGCCACTGGAGGAGGGTCCTGGAGATCACTGAGTCCCTGGAGGTACAGCAGTACTCCAGCATACTTGATCAGTATGTTAAGACTCAGCTTGTCGCACTCGTGAAGAAGTATCCTTTTACGGCTACCGAGCTTCCGGGTTTTGACCCGGAGAAAGCTGCCTGGAAGAAATTCCAGACGGCCGAGCATCGATGCCGAAGGATAAATCAACGTTCAAACCTACTCCGTCATGGAGTAGGATTCCCGCATGGTCACATCCTGTGTATCATGAGAGGGTATATCAAGCGAGTGCTGGGAGAGATCCCAGCATATCAGGAGATATATGAACTGTGCGACTGGGGCCCGGGGGCGAACGTCGGGGTTACCGGTGATCGAACGAACCTGGCTAGGAAACTCCTAGCCCGGCCGTGGACAGTAACTCCATTAGCGCTCTCGTACTGCACTCAAGCTCTTTGGTCTAACGACCAGCTGAAACTCCTTCTTCTTCCAGAGGAAGGGGGATTGGTGTGCTACGACAGAGAGAAATTCTCTGCCGTGGTCGGAGCTCAAGTGCGGTTGGTAACGTTCAATAACATTAGCTTTGTACCAAAGACGTTTAAGACCCATCGGTCTATCGCGTCTGAACCATTGCTAAACGGGTTCTTACAGAAGGGTATAGACCAATACATGCGGCTTCGTTTGAAGCATGCCGGTATTGATCTTACGGACCAGACAACTAATCAGTTGATGGCCCGGCAAGGGTCACAAGGGGGTTTCAACCCCTACGTGACTCTTGATCTTAGCTCTGCTAGTGACTCAATTGCCACTGGCATTGTTAAGACCCTTCTCCCGTCTGAGTGGTATGAGTTTCTCAACTCTGTCCGCTCACATCAGTACAACTATCGCGGGTCCGTAAGGACCTACGAGAAGTTTGTATCGATGGGCAACGGTTTCTGCTTCCCACTCCAAACGTTGTTGTTTGCCGCTCTCGCCTACGCAGTTTGCGTAGACTTGAACGCCCCCGTTGACTTTAGAGTCTACGGGGATGACATCATCGTACGACAGTCAGAAGCCCTAAAGGTCGTGGAAGTTCTCCACTACTTAGGGTTTCGGACGAACCCAGATAAGACCCACATTGTGGGTCCTTTTCGGGAGTCGTGTGGAGCAGACTGGTACTGCGGTCAGGACGTTCGTCCTGTGTACATGGACTATAGGCTCAACACGAATGTTGACCTATATAAGATCCATAACTCATCTCTCCGAAGCGATCTTACGTATGGATTCTTTGAACCCATGCGCGCTATCGTTAGGAGAGCCTGCCCCGAGGAGTTACGGTTTTTAAGGCCGTTCCACGGGAATCCCGACGCTGCCTTCACGGTAGCTAAGGATCAGGCGATGAGTTGCGAGTTTGTCACTTGGAATCGTAACACTTGGGCGTGGCGATGGTTAGAGGTTAAAACCTCTGCCGTCCGCGACGCCCTTCGTGGCTACGATCCGAGTGTCTGCAACAAACTCGAGTACTTAGCAGTATTGCGAAGTACTGGTGGCGATGAAGACGTGAAACTGAGGCGTCCTACCTGGAATAATTTCCCGGAGGCTCCTACAGCGGAACGTCAACATTGCTACCATACCCCTCGTACGCTGCTAGCCGTGCGACGTAAGTCGCGGGCCTCAGTGAGACAAGTGTCTTACTGGGGTCCACCTGGGCATGAAGCCTGGGTGGGCGCCGCGCCTGGCCGGGACGAAAGTCCCCGCTAGGCCAACGG